TTAACTTTGTGGCCAGCCAACTGGGTAGTTAAGAATTTCATCGAAGTCTGTTAGTGCTTCCACTTCTTTCTTCATAGTGCGTTGTCTATCGTGGATAGCAAAACCAAGCTCACTGATAGCAATCTTCACCTGCTTCAACTCTTCAAGTGTCATACCTTCATGATCTACATTGTTAGCATCTGTCCAGTATGGCGGCATCACAGCTGTCAGTAGCGTTGAATCGATGCGTAAACGAGCACTAGGCCCTGCATCCCACTCACCATCAATGGCTACAACAGTTTGAGTCTCTTGACCTTCTAAAGCAGCGCGCCAATTGTTTATTTCTGCTCGCTTTGCGTTCAACGCCTTCTCTTTGTTAGGAACCCAATCACTACCAACAAAGTCATGGTAAGGCGTTGGTGGCTTCTTGATCGTGTATTCATCAGTTACCAAAGACTTGTCATCAAACTCTTTATGAATCTGAGTTTGCTTATGGTAAGCCGTAACTTCTTTGAACTTGTCTAACACCTGCCATTCGCAGTCTTTTACATTAGCTTTTAAATCTTGAGTGCTAGGGTCATATGACGGAAGGGGAGCTAGCAAAGCACACTGCGGTACAAGAGGAGTTTTATATCCTGCTGGCACGCTAAGTGCAGTAGAGTGTGTGTATAGTAATGTGCTTGGATTATAGTGATGCGCTACTTCGTTCATTGATTAACCTCTATGCTGGGATTTTTCCACGTTCGATACATATATTTATATGACCAGATTTGGGGCGATTTTCGCTTGCCGTAGGGACTAATCTTGAAGCATCAAAATCATAAGAAGAAAGATACATCGAACTACCCGATAAAGCAGCGGATACGCCCTGAACCACCTTCGGTATCGATGACATCGCACCGTTAAATATGGGGGTGGTGGGGTTCCCAAGGAGCTGAGCATGAACTGTTTGTGTTGCTCCCGTAATGTTTCGTATCGCATCACCCTGAGTTTCACCCAAAGCCACACCAGAAGGATTACCACGAGCAAAATGACCCAAGTACCAGTTAGGAAGGCTGAACGTAGTCGAACCATCTCCGTCACCGTAATACATCGCGTACTGCTCTGGATTAGCGTCTTTAGTCGATTGAGCAATAACAAGTCCACTGGTTGCCGCATGAGCCCACAGCACATCATCTACTGCTCTCGAAACAATGGAACCATCAGCTTTTAACAACCAATCTGGAATTTGCGCAGAGTGGATTTCGGCCTTTTGACCAACGCGATATTGAAGTGAATTAACCGCCGAAGCTTCAAGTAGTTTCTGAAGGTGATCGAATTTGTCTGGATCGAATGCCACACCACTAGCAGAAAGCGCCGTCTGAAACTCACTAATCACCGCATTAAACCAATCTTGTCCTGGATAGCTTGGTGAGCCACTATCGTTGCTCTCACTGAAGTATCCAGCCGTACCGACTCTTGGTTTGAGCGCGGGTACGTTCTCGACCTGAGAGCCATTATTTAAGAGATGCATTACACGCTCTCCTCATAGATGAATTCATAGTACTTACCGCCCAACTTGAACTGGTTTAGCGTACATTCCAGAATAGCGGCGGTTTGAGATACTAACGGGGTTAAACAATCGTCTAGGCACGTTGCGTAAGCTTGTGTAATGCCTTTGACGCGAATACGTAATAAGTGGCGGTACTTCTCTTCATAGAGAGGATAAGTACAACCACGTAAACAGTGATGAGGGAAGATTTCTTCAACCTCAATATCAAAGCCTAAATCAGCGCCTAGCTTGTCGATGTTCCATGCTTGTAAGCCACCTTTACGGTGATACTTTTCAACCACAGCAGCACGGCGTGATTCAAACGTTTGGTTTTGAACTTGGCACTCTGGAAGCCCTAAATACTCTTCCCATTCGTCTAGTAATTGCTGCGTTGTTTCAGGGCGCATCTCTAACAATAAACTGTCAGCGCTTACTTCTACTGCTTCCAGTCTTGGGGCATAGCCTGCCGCGTACTTATGAAGGTCTAACGATGCTGAACGCTGCCACAAGATACCTCGTGGCATTTGCGCCATGATTGAGTTTGTCCATTGCTCTACAGAGTGGCCCATGTGATCACTCCAAGCTCATGTAACTCATTCGATACAGCAGGAAGGTCAGCATTCAGATCTAGCGAATAGTCTTCAATACCTGGTGCTGAACCTATAGCGGTGCGCACAGCACTTACAAGCAGCGTACTAGCAGGGCTTAACGTTTTAAAATAGCTGTTGATACTGGTCTGCACACTAGCGCGAAGCTCTGTGTTATCTGGCGTGATATTGATGTCTAAATCCGTCACTTTCAGCGTTAACGAAATAGGCACTGGCTCGATGCCAGCAGGGCGACCAACGTCACTGCCTGTTGCTGGGTCTTTATGGCGATAAATGTAACCAGACATCGCTTGTTGGTCGGTGACATTAGGCAGAATATCGGTACGGCCATCAAAGACGAACGCATAGCCAACCGTCGAGCCGCCTTGATAGGCATCGATAGCCCAAGCGCGAGTAACCCCTGCCACTTCACGGCACCATGCCACGTAGTCATGCACCGCGCCGCCCATAGGGGGATTACGCTTACGAAACAGCAAACGCTCAAGCACTTCAGCAACGGATTCTATTTCCGCACCACCTGAAATTTCACCCGTCACACCATTAGGTTGAATACCTGGTACGGTAGACACTAACGTCAGCGTTTCACCTGCCGCGAGATTACCCGCTGCACCTGATTCTTCCGCTTCTACTTCCACTAAAACGCTGCCACTGTCTGGCGCATTAGATAGCGTCACTCGATATAAGCGGCCATCAGAATGCGTCATCACAGTACCAACGGGAATAGGCACATTACCTGTAAAAGTAACGGGGCCAGCGGCATTCGTTGCAAGCTTTTGAATCACGCCTTCATAGCGCGCTGCATCGATAATGGTCTGGTCTTCAGATTCAGTAGAAGGGATGATTTGACGCACAATCCAAGATTGGTAATCGTAGAGATCACGAACGCTGCCACTCACAGAAGAGTTAAGCGCTTGCTCAATGCCAAACTTAGGTAAAACCTCATCTAACGAGGCTTCAATGTCGATTAAACCGCTTTCAATAAGCTGGCGTAGCGTAGGAACATTAAACGGCACGTTGCGCCTCCCATCGTTTCATAACGGTCAGTGAGATGACTTCGTTGTCTGGTTTGGTGATATTGATAGACAAGGCAAGGGTTTGAAAACGAGGAATAGAGCCAACCACAGACACGCTTTTTGCCATCTGGCCATCACCGCTATCAACCAACATCCAAGCCAGTGCATCCTCTGCGTATTTCACCGCACGGTTGCGCACATCGGTAGTCAGCTTTTCACGGTAAAGCAGCCAAAGTTTAGAGCCCCATGCCGCATCGTAAAACGTGTCACCAGGCCAGCCTCTAAAGTCGTTTGAATCGTCGGGTAAGCGGTCTGAAGTATCGGCGCGGGCATCGGTAAACAACGAGATCAAAACGAGGGCTGAAACTGTGTCATCTGCGACACTTCCGCCCTCGATAATGATTCCTGTGTTTTTCATCATGTCGAACACAATGCTCACGCTCATAGTTAACCCACTGGTGCTGAAGTATTCCTGTTCTCTGCATCTTTGTGGAAGTGGCCAAGGTAGCTAAAGCCGCCAGCGGTTAAATCTAAACCGCTAACAACGCTGGCAGAAGTAATGCCGTCAGTAGCAAAAATACCAAGGTCTGTAGATATCCCACCCGTCACATGCAAATGGCCTTGAATCAATGTTTCAGGGCAAATAATAGCGCAGGAATTAGCGACTTCAAAAATAACGTCGGTTGCTGTAACAACCACCTTGCCATCTTTGGTTAAGCGGATTTTATGACCTTCCAAATGGTAGAGGAAAACGTCACCGCTTTCACCCTTTGGACGATATTTTTTATCTTCGACGGCCACAGCAACCAAGTTACCTAGATTACCACCGATAGCCGCAAGAATGGCTTCAGAGCCTAGAGGTGGAAACGAACTGCAACCGTAGTTTTGAAAACGCTCGATGTCATCTACAGATTCATCCGCGTGCATCTTAAGCTGTAAGTTTTGGCGCTGTAAATCTTCAACCACGCCAGACACCACAGCGCGAGTAATCGCACCTGTAATGCGGCGTTTAATAGGGGCAAGCAATCGTTCAATATAACGTTGAGTTACCATTGACCACCACCTAATGTTGTTTGTTTTTCAACTTCAGCAGGGATGTCAAACGCTTCTGGTTTAACCACACTCACCACAGCCAGACGACCTGAATCATCTTCGCTAAACATGATCGATGCAATCAGCATATCTTCATCCAAACCTACAATCTCATCTTGAACTGGCACTACCGTATTGAAGCTCCATAGCTTGCCCGTTTGCGGGATTCGCCACCCTGTCACCGTGTACTCAGCACCATTGGAGGTAGCAATACTGCGTTGGCGTTCCCATTGGCCGCGCTTGGCTGCACCTTCCGCTGTGGTGATTTCTTCGTTGATAATAATCATTGGGCGATAGCGATTGATATCTGCATCTTTCACTTCGGCTTTGATACCGCCAACCGTTGAAAGTGCGGAATCATCCCACGAGCCAAACGAAGCACCGACAGCCTTAACCGTAAAGCTACTAAAACGCTGACGCCAGCTGAAGCGACCACGCGCAGCTTTCACATTCTCACCAAGGATTAAAGACACACCCGCACGCTCTGTACTTCTACGCACGATCACAAGGTTGCCAAACGTGTCACTGGTTAACAGCACACCACGCTGACGCGCTAGACGAGCCAACAATTCATGCGGTGTTTCACCTTGCTCGATTTGAATGCGAGGGAACGCCGCGCCCACATCGGTATTCACGATCACTTTAATACCGAAAGGCTTGCACACCACGTTAGCAATCTGAGTTAACGTTTGGTTGTTGAACTGCCCTGAAGGGTAGTCAATCGAGCAATCCACTAGGTCAGCGGTGTTGTCTCGACCACTGACCGATATCATCACCTGGTTTGCATCGTAGCTAGGCACCCAATCATCCACATAGCCCGTAATCACGCGCTCACCACCAATTTCAATCACACAAGGCTGACCTTGCTGAATCGGCTCCATGAAGGCTTTGTATTTATCGTCAGAGCCTTGCCACTTCCAAGTCAGTTCTAAATCAAAAGAGCCAGACATCGCATTGATTGAGCGAGTCACGCTGACCTTAGTCCAGCCCCCGTAAACATTACCGCCAGCTTTCAATACAATTTCATCTAACTGCGTTGTCATGAGCTAATCACCTCAATGGAATCTGAAGGCAAGATAAAAGATGGATTAGACAGGCCATTACGACGCACTATGCTCTGGCGCGTTTCAGTGTCGCCGTTCTCTTGCCATGCCACCAAAGAAACAGGCACCGTACTGGTGGGCGTGTAAATACTTAACTGTGGCAACAGCTCGGCTCTTGCTCTAGTATCCGCCAACACCGCTTGACGCAGCACACGAAACTGACGCCACACCGCAGAGTCACCAAGCTCAACGGCGTTCGCAGAAAGCTCCGCTAACTCATTGGCAATGTCATACCCAATCTTCTTGTACTGCTCACCCGTTAATACGGCTTTACGGTCAGCGCCAGAAATGCTATTAATCGACTCGTCGGTATCAATCAAATCAATGCCAATATCGGCATCACCCATTGCTGAAGCCTTAGAAACCGTCGCGGAATTCATAATCAAACGCTTGTACGCATCGGCATTATTTAGCACAGCTTGCTGCTTCACAGGGTTAGCCACGCTAGGCACCGAACTTGCGAAGCCATCAGCACTATCGATGTTACGGCTTAAACCACCAGTAACAGCCAGTTCAGCTCGCATACCATCCCAACGGTTTTGCACGTTCTGATAAACATCGAGGGCGCGAATAGGGTCAGTAACCACGCCTTTCACGTCTTCCAACAGGCCCATGATTTCACGCGCTAACTCACCAGGGTAGGCCAATAGGTTGCCAATGGAATCTTTGGTGCGCATAAGGCGATCTGTCCACTCACGCAGCTCACTAGGTAGTGATGGCAAACCACGAGTGAATTCATCCAAGTCATCTAAGAACTGATCAATCATATCGCCCACACCTTCCGTGGCCGTCTCATCAAATTCTTTCTCAAAGGCATCATTAGCCGCATCTTGTGACTTGGTTGATTCACCTTGCACCTGGCTTGCGGTATCGCGCTTTGAATTCGGGAATAGGTTTTCACCTTGCTCAAACACCTCAAAGCTAAACGTGGCTAAGCCGTCTGTTTTGTTGACTAACTTAAAGCTGCCTTTACCAACCTGAACCTTACGAACGCCAAACCAAGGATGAATCAGTTCACACGGCCCTGGCGTATTAATCGCTTCAATGATTTGTTGTAGTTTCTCAAAGTAGCCATCACCCACAGTACGGCCATTAATCATTTCTTGTTGAAGCACTTTACCGTTATCTTCGGTATAGCCTTGTTCACGCTTAGGGTAAGCATGAGGGATAGCACGGCGACCAAAGTCACCACTTGCATCATCTAAGAAAAATTCAACACCACGAATAGAGGCGGTTAAACGATCTTCAAATGCCATTTAAAGCCCCTTTAATTTGTACCCGTATCTGGGTCGATTTTAAGAGTCGGTGAAGATGAAGTAACAGAAGCTGTCACCCTTTCATCAGATACATCAACCTTAACGTTTAAGCTCCCACCAACTGAATAGTTAGATTGAGATTGGCTGCTCGGCTGACTGTAATTACCTGTCAAATAAGAAGGGAGGGGTTGGCTTGATGGTTCATTTATATAGGCACTTACTTTTTCTTCAGTGATGGCTTTAGAAGACAAATATGGATTATTGACTGTCCCTTCATTACTTGAACTCGACGAGAACCAACTTTTGAAGTCGTCTACCACATCCATCAATCCAGCCGAAACAGGGAAACCTTCAGGCAATTGACTTCTATCAACTTCAGATTGGCGACGAACATTAATAGGAGAGAAGTCAGGAATGATAGAAAGTCCATAACCTACAGTGGTCGCAGCTGCTAAATTAGAAAGGCTCATAAACCTAGACTTAGATGGCTTACCTCCTTTAGGGCTTTTCCCATCAGGAACGTCACCACCTAAACCACCCATACCACCACCTGGCATGTTTACAACAAACACAGGCATCGCGCCTAAATCTTGAAACCCACCTTTACCGCCTGCACCAGGAACGCCACCTTTACCAAATACGGTCTTAACCGAAGCGGCAATGTCTAATCCTTTTTTAGCAGCGACCAAACCACCGACAACCCATAGCGCAGTCTCACCCCACTTCAACCAGTTTTGAATGGTTTCATCATCAACACTGTTAATGGCATCAGCGAGTTCTTGAATAGGTTCAGCCAGCCTTTGATTGGCAAACTTATTGAATGAGTTATTCAGAGAGGTCATTGCACTATTTAGCGTGGCGGCATTCTTAGCAGCTGCTTCTTGCGTTGCCCCCAACTCACCAGTACCAGAAGTCATTTGTAGAAGAAGATCTTTGTTCTCTTGAGAATAAATAGAAGACAGACCTTGCAATGAAGTCTGGTCGAATACATCGCCCAACTTTAGCGGGTCATTTTTTGCAGCGTCTAACACTTCAAGCAGTAGCTCTACTGGCTCTCGTAGTTCTTTGGTGCCTTCTTTAAATACAGCGATGCCTTGTTTGTCTAGGAACTCAACTTTCTTTTTATCAGAGAAAGTGGCGAACACGGCTTGAATAGAGGTTAGTGATTCGTTGGCGTTACCTTTTGCCTTTGCAAATAACTGAACAAGGGCAGACATTTGTGTAATCGCTTCAGGGCCTTTGGCCTGATAGGTAGCAAAAAGCTGCTCTGATATCCCTGCCAAATCCTTAACGCTCACACTACCAATGGCGAACTGGCCGTACAGTTCATCAATGGTTTTCATTACCGCTCCTGAATCACGAATGCCTTTCTCTCGGAACTGAGCAAACAACGCACCCGTCGATTCAGCATCAGCGCCAAAGGCTTGCATGAACACACCCATGTTCTCTAGGTTGTCCATTACGAATTCAAGATCACCTGTCTTACCAAGCAAGGTATCAACGCCTGTAGCGAGAGTGGTTGTATCGATACGAATATCGGCTTGAGTAGAAAAGTCTTCAATAGATTGGGTTAGCACATCCACTTGGTCGCTCGACAGTTTGGCATTGGTGCCAATACGAACCATCTGAGCATCAAACGCTGCTACATTACGAACAGTAGCACCAGTAGCAAAGGTTGCCGCCATACCTACGTAGCGATTACCTAAAGCATCGACACCCCGACCAGCTGCGGCGGTCGAGGTTTTGACAAGCGTCATGGCTTTTTGATTTTTCTTGGCGAACTCACCCATCGAATTACCATACTGACGTGCCTTAGCCGCTAGGTTGCCTGCAAGGTTTAAGACAATATCGGTTTCAAGTTTCTGTGCCATTGGATTGTTCTCTTAGTTTTCGATAGGTTTTTAGTAGTCGCCGCAAAGGCATGGCAGTGGTGACGCTTAACGGAATTCTTGAACACATCGCAAGTTGCAAGTTTTCACAGACTTCCGGTAGCGCCTTAAGGTCGCCCCCTGTTTTCAAGCTCCTTGGTAATCAGCTCATCGAGTTCGCTTGCTTTTTCTTGCAGCATTTTAAAGTCGTCCTGGTGCAGTTTTCTCAACTCCTTAATAGAGATAGGCCCCTGAACACTGCCAATGTACTCAACCTGACGAACAAGAAGCTCAATGCCGTAAAGCACATCAGAGGTGTACGCCATGGCCACACCATCATTCACGATCACTTTCTCTGCCGCTAACTGCGCATCGATGTAATCACCAGAGCTTAACTCTCTTAGACCAACTTCATGGTGGACGGCTTCGCCCACCTTGAAACCATGATCCAATCCAAAGGTCATGATGGCCATTAAACGCGCTCCGCTGGGTTACCTTCGAACGTGCCCGTAATCTCACCAGAGTCACTTAACTGAAACGGCGCTTGTGGTGAGGCACTTGTAATCATGTAATCAACACCGTTGTCGCCTTCCCAAGTTAGCGTTGCGTCTGTGATGTTATTGATTTCAACAACATCGACATCTTCATCCGCCGCAATCACCACCGACACAGTAGAAGGCGTGAACTCTTTTGACTTACCCCAAATACGGTTTGGCCCTGCGTGAGAAACGTGAGTGAAACCACCTGGGTTCAAAGTAGAACCCTTCTTTGTTTTGAGTTGTTTGCTGTTAGCACGAACAACAACTTGACCAAGGATTTGTCCCATGGCGCGTACTCCCTATTAAAGTTTGAACTGCATTAGTGCGGCGAAGATACGGAACTGATTCACAATGTCTGGCTTGAACACACAGTTCAAACGGTTCTGATCACTTGTGTCTCGATACACTTCCAACGTCTCTTTGAAACCATCGAAGTCTTCCATCAAACCACTTGGCACCCAGTCAGTATTGGCAAGCTCTAACACGGCATTGCGCATAATCTTTGGTGTCACAACTGGCTGACCAGGGTCAAGGCGATCAAGTACATCGTCACCTGCCAATTTATGGCGAGGGAATCGGTTGGTCACCATGGTTCGAAGTGAGTAACGTAAGTAACCCAACGTCGCTGGCGTAGTGATATCAAGATAGCTTGGGTCTGGGTCGCCATAAGCATTCTGACGATACATTGACACTTCACGTTCAATCGCTACTTCATTGCCAGGTGTCACCATGTATGTGGCAATACCATCGTGCAAAAGTAGATTGCGCTCGGTCATATCCCACTGAGCGGTTTTAGCCGGTGGCAGCAAACTGGTTAGCACTAACGTTTGAAGAGGGCGAGCAGGATCAATACCCAGTGAGTAAGACGCTCGGCCTGCATAAGCGGCAGCAAATTCCCAAGGCGAGTTTGGCGAACTGTTCGTACCCATACACGTAAACAAGAAGTCATTACGCGCAGAGCCAAACGCACCAGTCTCAGCAAAGGTGCCACGGAACGCGGTGTAAGCAATGCCTTCAATCATCTTGAGTGGGCCCCAACGATTAACCAGTTCGTCACGTAGGTCATTCATTGATTGGGTATCGTTAAACGGCATCACGATATGGTTGTACCATTCGTTCGGAATAGCCGCGATAACAGCGCTCATGTCTGGCGTTCCTGCGCCGCCTGTCAT